ACAAGTTTCCTAAAAAATGGTATGAAAAGTTTGATGCTGTATATGGTGACGAGGCACACTTGTTTAAGGCAAAGTCGCTGACAGGTATTATGAATAAGTGTCTAAGTGCAAAACATCGTATAGGGACAACAGGCACATTAGACGGAACAAAAACACATAAACTTGTTTTGGAAGGATGCTTTGGTCGTGTGTATAAGGTTACAACTACAAAGACACTTATTGACAAAGGCTCACTTGCTAATTTAAATGTTACATGTCTTATGTTGGAATACTCGGATGAGGATCGTAAAGCAGTTAAGGATATGACATATCAAGAAGAAATGGATTTTCTTGTAGCACATCCTAAAAGAAATTCTATCTTAACTAATTTAACAGCCTCACAAAAGGGAAATACATTAGTCCTTTTTCAATTTGTTGACAAACATGGTCGCCATTTATTTGACAGAGTAAAACAAAAGGTTGAGGACCCCCGCCCAGTATATTTTGTTTATGGCGGAACTGAAACTGACCAACGTGAAAAAATTAGAGAACTTACTGAAAAAGCAAACGATGCAATTATTATTGCCTCATATGGCACGTTCTCAACAGGCATAAATATAAAGAACTTGCATAATGTTGTTTTCGCATCGCCATCTAAAAGTAGAATTAGAAATCTACAGTCAATTGGTAGAGGCTTGAGATTAGGTGATAATAAAACTTCCTGTAATTTGTATGATGTTGGCGATGATCTCTCTTGGAAATCCAAGAAGAATTATACATTGAATCATATGATTGAACGTGTTAAGTTATATAATGAAGAAGGTTTTAAATATAAACTAGTAAGGTTACCAACTAATGGACAATCAAATAAAAGTAATTAAGTTTGAAAGCGGCGAAACTGTAGTTGCAACCATGGAAGATGATTTTACAGAAAATAATTTTGTTCAGATATTATATCCGATTGAAATTATTTCTGAGGCTCATCTTAAGGGAGAGCAGGTTATTGAAAAATATTCTATGAAACCTTGGATCAGCATTTCAGACGAGACACTGATGTCGATTAACGCCCGCCGCATCACAACGGTGGTTGACTTAAAAGAAGAATTTGTCGAGGGTTATGAAAAAATGGTAAATGTTTTATTTTTTGAAACAGAAGTAGAACAAGCAGAAATTGAAGAAGAGATTGAAACACTAATACAGTATGCAGAAGCACAAAAGGATAATAAGATTTCCTAAACGCTACAGAGCGATTATACACATAGAACCACAAAGAAGTCAAGCACTAAATTATGATGGAGGACCAATATGCCTAAAAAACGTGAGAAGGGAGCTCACTACATTGACAACAAAGAGTTCCTTAAAGCTATATCTGAATATCGAGAGAGACGTCTTGCCGCGGAAGCGGCGGGCGAGGAAAAACCTCGGGTAACAAATTACTTGGGAGAATGTATGGTTAAAATTGCAAACCATCTTGCTTACAAGTCGAACTTTGTTAATTACACTTTCCGTGACGAAATGATTTTGGATGGGATTGAAAATTGTATTACATACATTGATAATTTTGATCCTGAAAAGTCTAAGAATCCATTTGCATATTTTACACAAATTACATATTATGCTTTTTTACGCCGTATTCAAAAGGAAAAGAAACAATTGGATACAAAGTATAAGTATATTCAAAGTATTGATATGCAAGAGCTGTTAACACAAGGCTCCGATGGTGACCCCGGCACAACAGAGTTTTTGGACTATATGCGTAAACAAGTTGACGAAGCCAATTCGTTGAATGAAAAACACGCTGACCAAAAGTTAGTAAAACGCCGTCCAAAATATTTGGATGATAAACAAGCAATTGAGTATGCAAAAGAAAAAATTGATGCACTCAAAGAATTGGACAATTAAATACTTGACTTTTATAATTAATTAGTGTATAAAGTTTATTATGAATGTAAAATATTCCGAAATATTCTTTAGCTTCCAAGGTGAAGCCGAACTCGCAGGTAAACCTTCTGTGTGGTTACGTTTCTTTGGTTGTAATCTTGAATGTAATGGCTTTGGTCAAACAAATCCCGCCGATGAAAATACATGGGAACTTCCATACAAAGATGTAGATCCTGATAGTATTTCAAATGTTGAGGAACTTCCTGTGTTTGATAAAGGCTGTGACTCCTCATATTCATGGTCATTTAAGTTTAAACATCTTTGTCCATCTGAGACAGTAGAACAAGTGTGTGATAAATTTGAGGCACAATTGCCAGGTGGCAAGTTTGTTCGTGATGGTTATAAGACAGATACAATGTTGTGTTTTACAGGCGGCGAACCTATGTTAAGACAAAAACATATGGTTGCTATTGTTGAAGAACTTACTTCGAGAAACAATCGTCCAAAAACAATTACTATTGAAACAAACGGCACAAAACCTCTATTGCCTTTATTTAAAGAGTTTATTGAAAACAATGATGACATTCGTTGGCACTTTGCTATTAGTCCTAAACTGTTACATACTGCCGGTGAAAAAGATGCTTGGAAACCTGAAACAATTTTACAATACTCAGATATTGTAGCTTCATCAACAAGTATTCTTAAATTTGTTTGTAATGGAACTGATGAATCTTGGAATGAAATAGAAAACAACATGCAAGAACTTACAGAAGTATTTGGAGAAACAGATTTGCCTGAGGTTTGGGTTATGCCTGTCGGTGCAACTAAAGAACAACAAGAAGTTATTTCTGACATTGCTGTAGATGCAATGGACCGAGGATACTTTGTAGCAACACGAAACCATGCCTATGTGTTTGGTAATCAAATAGGGACATAAAATGTTTTATCATATGAAAATTGACAATGCAACCGCATCATTTGCTGAGGTAGGAGATTATACAGTGACATACAAAGATCCTGAAAATATCATTCTGTCATGGCGGGATATTGACAATATTGTAGATGACTTGTGTAAACAAATTAAAGACAAAGGTTACACAATGGTTATAGGACTTGCTCGCGGGGGCGTGACTCCTGCTGTTATGATTAGTCATAAACTAGGAATAAAATACGATTCGGTCGTATGGCAGACACGCGATGGGGGACTTAAAGAGAATGGACGTCTAAATAATATCATAAACAGAGAACAAAAAGTTTTAATTGTAGATGATATTTGTGACTCTGGGTTAACACTAACACAAGTAAAAGCAAATCATCCTAATACAGACGTTGCAGTTCTTACAACCAAAATAGATACAAAACTAGTTGACTATGCGGTAAAAGAATATTACAATGATAGTCGATGGGTAATTTTCCCGTGGGAATAAATATAAACAGTCATAGCTCGTGTAAGGAAGGAGTAATAAATGGCTTACAATAAAACAAAGACAGACCCTGAGTTGGGTCGCCAAGTCCATGAACACTTAGTAAAGTGTGGCGTGGAAACACCCGTTAAGGATAATGGTATCAGTCGAACAGATAAAATTGATACTATTGAAAAACTTTTCACAGACGTTATGGCAACATTAGGACTAGATCTTATGGATGATAGTCTTACTGAAACTCCTAAACGTGTTGCGAAGATGTATGTAAATGAAATCTTTTGGGGTCTTGATTATGAGGCATTTCCTAAATGCACTACAGTAGATAACAAAATGAATTATGATGAAATGGTTATAGAGCGTAACATTAATGTTCAATCTAACTGTGAACATCACTTTGTTGTAATTGATGGTGTGGCTACTGTTGCATATATTCCAAACGAAAAAGTTCTCGGACTTAGTAAAATTAATCGTGTTGTAGAATATTTTGCTAAACGTCCTCAGATTCAGGAACGCCTTACTGAACAAATTTATTATGCTCTACAATACATTCTCGATACAGATAATATTGCTGTTGTCGTTGATGCTCAACACTATTGCGTAAAAAGTCGAGGTGTTGAAGATGTAGGTTCATCTACTGTTACGAGTAAATTAGGAGGCGGTTTCAAAGATGACCAGTCTCTTCGTAATGAGTTTATGAGTTTTGTGAATAAGTAGGACTATATGAATAATACAACTAGACAGGTAATGGTTGACCTTGAAACCTTAAGTGTGCGTCCATATGCCACTATCCTCTCAATTGGTGCCGTAGCTTTTAACATTGAACAAGGAGTGCTTGACACTTTCTACACAAATGTAGACGCCAATTCTTGCAAGGATGCCGGGCTTCATATCTCGAAAGATACAGTAGAGTGGTGGAGTCAACAAAGCAAGGAGGCTAGGAAGGCCTTGACGGTCAATCCATTACCTGTCACCCAAGCGTTGGAAAATTTTGCCGAATGGTTTGGCAATGACCGACAAACAATTATCTGGGGCAATGGTGCCGCCTTCGATATCTCCATATTAGAATCAGCATACTGGAACACTGAACTTACTATTCCTTGGTCGCCTTGGAAAGTTCAATGTTATAGAACAGTTTTGAATCTTGTAGGTGTAAACAATAATCAAATAAGAAAGTCAGAAAGTGACGGCACACATCATAATGCACTTGATGATGCAATGAGCCAAACTAAAACATTATTGAAAATTTTGAGGACATGATGTCATATCCATTTACAAAAACTATCAAAAATTTTACACAAATTCGCCCTATCCCTGCTATTGATGGCTTGATTATTGAAGCTAAGGATATGCGAGGTAAACCAGAATCAATAAATGTGCTTGACTTAAATGGTACAGATCTATATAATTTGTTTAGTGAGGTTTACGACTTGGGTAAACGTGATGCACAAGATGCAATTAAACGGAGTCTTGGATTATGAATATTTTTTACTTGGATGAAGATCCTAAAGTATGCGCCCAATTACATTGTGACAAACATGTGGTCAAGATGATTATTGAGTATGCACAATTGATGTCTACAGCACATCGTGTTCTTGATGGTGAAATGTATGTGGACAGAACTGCTAATGGTCGGCGCATTAAACGTTGGCGTCTAAGTAATACTGAGGACGAGAAACTAATTTACAAAGCCTCACATATTAATCATCCTTCAGGTATTTGGACACGAACATCTAAGGAAAACTACAAATGGTTGTTTGAACTTTGGTGTCAACTATGCCTTGAATATACACATCGTTATCGTAAACGTCATCTTACTGATGAAAAACTTTTTCATATTATTGCAAAACTTCCTAAGAACTTGCCTGATGGTCCGTTGACAAAAATGGCACAAGCTATGCCTGAGGATGTAAAGACTGATAATTCTATTGTTGCATATCAAGACTACTACAAAAAATACAAGAGTCAAATTGCACGTTGGACTGACAGACCTATTCCGGAGTTTATGCAATGCACAGCCTAGAATATGTAGTTTCAGGCACAAGTTATATGCGAATGAGTAACCCTCAGGTATCTCAAGTCCCTGAGCGTGTGGATATGGTTCGTGACTTGTTTGGAAAAATGGTTCATGGACATAAGAGTCATACATTTTCTGCACTTTACAATGCCTATCAGGAATCTAGTTTTGGTAAACGATTCCAACCTTACGCAGGTAGTATCAAGAATATTCATGCTGACTCTGGAGGCTTGCAAATTGTTACTCTCGGTAAAACAATTACTGAAGAACTGAAGGAAAAGATTTATGAGAATCAGGCAAAGTCTGCTGATGTCGGTATGTGTTTTGACGAGATTCCTGTAAAACTTACATCAGGAAAATCTGATAGGAATGATGTAGGTGCAAGGATTTTTGATATTGATAACTATGAAGAAATGGCTAAGAAGACTGGTCAAAATGTAAAACGACAATTAGAAATTTTTGAGGACCATGATAGCAAGTGTGCGCCATTTGCAATTTTGCAAGGAAACTGTTATGACACTTATATGACCTGGGCTGACAGATTGTATTCTGAGGTTCCTGTGACTGACCGCGAACGCATTGGTGGGGTTGCAATGGGAGCCGCGGCACTAGGCACTGGTCCACTTGAAGATGTAAAACGTGCCTTTATTGCTAGTCAGATTCCTTGGCGCAACAAACAAAACAAATTACATTTGCATATTCTAGGTGTTGGTTCTGTTCGCAGACTTTTGCCTTATCTTATCTTTTGTCAGAATGGGTTGTATGACCACATTGAAATCTCATATGATAGCACAACACATAGTCGTGCGGCTGAAACAGGCTTATATTTTATGAATGAGGCAACAATAAAATATGACAGAAACTTTGATGATAGATATAGAATTTTTTATGAGGATATTTCAAAAACTGTTGATATCGGCTCAACACTTGAAGACTTTTATAAAGTTTTGAATATGGGTTCGCAAGCATGGAAAGATGAAGGCGGCACATTTGATGAATGGCTGAGAGTTAGATATACATTTGTTTTGTCAAGCATTCGTAATTTTATGTCCCGTGTAGAACAAATGCTACACAGTGAAGAAGAAATTTTGCGCTTTACGGGCAAGATGAAACTTGAACATCAATACAGAAACTTGTATAGTGTAAAGACAGTTGAGGATTTTATGCGCTGGCAGGATGACCAGTATCTTGGAGGTAGTATGAAATCGGCGGCTGTAAGAAGTTCCGAACCACCATCACTTGAAGGATTGTTTGCATGAGAAAGTCTTATATTAAAGTTTCCTTTCAGAAGGAAGGCATACACAAATATCCTGGCGCAAAAGATTTGCCTGGTGTAGAGTTTTTACAATATCCACATAGACACATTTTTCATTTTTATGTTACACTAGGCGTATTCCATGATGATAGAGATGTGGAGTTTATTTTATTTAAACGTGAACTCGAAAGTCTTTATGATGAAAAAACATTACAACTAGATTATAAATCTTGTGAAATGATTTGTGAAGATCTTATGGACTATATTGAAAAGGAATATCCTGACAGGGGTGTTCAAGTTGAAGTTTATGAAGATGATGAAAATGGTGGTATTGTAAAAAATGATTTATTTGATTGATTTAGAATATGTGGAAACACGTTATACAGCACAATGGAAAACAGAATTTCCTGCACTGTTAAGTGATAACAATCTCGATGTTACTATTATTGAAGGTCCAGCAGACATTGCGGCTTGCACGACACCAGGTGCATTTCTAAACTTCTCAGGCACAAACATTTACAAAGCAGAACAAGTAAAAAAGATTGCTGAATTGTTTACTGACAATAAGATAAAAGAGGGTGACCACTTTGTTTTTGCAGATGCTTGGCATCCAGGTATTATCAATCTTAAATATATGTCAGAACTATTGGGCGTAAAGGTTATTACACATGGCATGTGGCATGCCGGTAGTTATGACCCACAGGACTTCTTAGGTAGACTAATTGGTGATGTTGATTGGGTTCGTAATGCTGAAAGAAGTTTTTATCATTGTTTTAATTACAACTGGTTTGCGTCAGACTTTCATGTAGAAATGTTTAAGCAAGCATTCGGTTCTAAGGCAAAGTCATTCAGAACAGGTTGGCCAATGGAGTATCTCAAACATGAAATTGAACGTGATACATTAGGCACAAAGAAACAAAATAAAATTTTGTTCCCGCATAGGATTGCACCTGAGAAACAACCAGATATTTTTGAGGACTTGGCACAAGAACTTCCTGAGTATGAGTTTATTTTTTGCCAGCAGATGGATTTGAAAAAACAAGACTATCATAAGTTGTTGGGTGAATCTAAAATGGTATTTTCAGCAAACTTACAAGAGACACTTGGCATAGGATGTTATGAGGCATTGTGTGCAGGTGCTATTCCAATGGTTCCAGATAGATTATCATACAAAGAAATGTATCACGATGAATTTAAATATGATAGTAAATGGACACGGAACATGAATGGTTATACAAAATATAAGAATGAATTAATTAGCCGTATTCGTAATTTAATGGATGATTTTCACACAAATCATATGACTTCGACTATACATAATAACAGAAAGTTTCTTGAAAAGGAATACTTCTCGGCTAAAGGATTGATTGATGTATTACAGCACTAAAACATATGGGCATGATCGTGGACTTTCATGTGCATTTAGACAGCCATTGGCTACACATTCTCACTGTAGTTTGATTCATGGATATTCACTTGCATTTAGTTTTAAGTTTGCCGCCCGAACTCTAGATGATAAGAATTGGGTTGTAGACTTTGGCGGGCTGAAGCAACTAAAGGAATGGTTGGAAAAACAATTTGACCACACACTTGCAGTTGATAAAGACGATCCAAAGATTAAAGAACTTATGGAGTTGCAAGATAAAGGTCTTGCGGATGTTCGTATTATGAATGGTGTCGGGTGTGAAATGTTTGCTGAACAAGCTTTTTATTTTGCAGATGATTTAATTAACAAAATGACTGATGGTAGATGTCGTTGTGTATCTGCTGAGTGTCGAGAGCATGGCGCAAACTCAGGCATTTATGAGATGGAGATTCTAGAAATATGACTGATGAAGAATTTATAGATCAACTGGAAGAATACTTTAAAAGTCACGCCAGACAATTTAGCGCAGGAAATAATTGGGTGCTTGGTCCAACTAATGGAACAGCCAGATATATTGCCAAATGGGTTACTGATTTCCTAAAAGAAAAGAATATTAAATACTAATGAAGATTGCACTTATTACTGACACACACTTTGGTGCTAGGTCGGATTCGTTACCCTTCGACTCCTTCTTTGAAAAGTTTTATGATAATTGTTTTTTCCCTGAACTGGAAAAACGACAAATTAAAACTGTTATTCACCTTGGTGATATTTTTGACCGCCGTAAGTATATCAACTTTCATACATTGAAAAAATGTAAAAGATATTTCTTTGATGCTACTGAAAAGTTGGATATTGATATGCACATGATTCCAGGCAATCATGATACATATTACAAGAATACAAACGAGGTAAATTCACCTGAGCTGTTGCTAACAGACTATGATAATATTACAGTGTATCCCGAGGTAACTGAACTGACTTTTGGTAATGCACTAAAGCCTAAAAAGATTCTTTTCACGCCTTGGATTTGTTCTGACAATTATCAACAAACAATGGATGCTATAAATGAGACAGATGCTACAGTATGTTTTGGACACTATGAACTTGCTGGTTTTCAAATGTATAAAGGTCATGCAAATGACCATGGTATGGACCCTAGTATTTTTCAGAAGTTTGATCTCGTTTGTTCTGGTCACTTCCATCATAGGAGTAGCCGCGGCAACATTACTTATCTTGGCAACCCTTACGAAATTACTTGGAGCGATTTTGATGACCCTAGAGGATTTCATATCTATGATACAGAAACAGATGAATTGGAATTCATCCAAAACCCATTTAACATCTTTCACAAATTCCATTATGATGACACATCAGACTCTTTTAGAGCAATTGTCAATTCTGATATTTTTAATAATCTTTCGGGATGTTGTGTGAAGGTAGTTGTTGTTAACAAAACGGACTTCTCACTGTTTGACAAATTTGTTGATAAGTTGTATAGTTCTAATCTTAATGAACTAAAAATTATCGAGGACTTTTCTGAATTTGAAGATGAGGCTATCGGTGATGACAATATAAATCTAGAGGACACGATGACATTGTTGAATGAATATGTTGACAATGTTACAACAGATCTAGATACAAATAGATTAAAGGGTGTGCTACAAACACTATATGTTGAAGCACAAAATATTGAATGATTCACTTTGAAAAATTACGTTGGAAAAATTTTCTTTCCACAGGTAATGCTTTCACTGAAATAGAATTTACAAGGTCGCCAAGCACACTTGTTATAGGTGAAAATGGTGCGGGTAAGTCTACATTTCTTGATGCACTTTGCTTTGCACTGTTTAACAAGCCTTTCAGAAACATTAATAAGCCGCAACTTGTAAACTCTATTAATGGTAAAGATTTGCTTGTTGAGATTGATTTTAAGATAGGTCGTAAAAATTATATGATACGGCGGGGTATCAAACCTACAGTCTTTGAAATTTATTGTAACGATGAATTAGTTGATCAGGATGCGGCTCTGCGTGACACACAAAAGTATCTTGAAGAATCAATTCTAAAACTAAACTATAAATCGTTTACACAAATTGTTATTCTTGGCAGTGCTTCTTTTACACCATTTATGCAACTGCCTCTAGGACAACGCCGTGAAATTATTGAGGACATTTTGGATATTCAAATATTTACTGTTATGAATACAGTTTTGAAGGATAAACAAAATGTTTTGCGTGAAACAATTAGGGATATTGAAACACAAGTTGAAGTTGCAAAACAAAAAGCTACTATTCAGAAATCTTACATTGCCACACTTGAAGAAAATAAAGCTAAAAAAATTACGGAAATTGAGGGGAAGATTGATGAGCTGGACTCAACGATTACGACAGAACAACAAAACGTTACTACAATATCAGAACAGAAGGCGGAACTGGGTAATCCCGAAGAAAAAAGAAGAAAGCTTGAAAGATACAAGGACAAATTCCAGTCCCAAATAAATAAGGTATCTAAGGAGATAGAGTTTTATGAAAATCATGACGACTGCCCAACATGTAAACAGGGTATCCCGCACGACTTTAAACACGAAATCAAAGCAGAACGGGTATCTAAAATACAAGAACTTAAAACAGCAACAGCGGACCTTGATGAACAGTTCTCAGACTTGGATCGCTTAATTACTGAGGTCGGTGTATTAGATATTGCCATTATGGAAAGTAATAATAACATTATCTCTAATCAAAGATTCCTACAAAGACTGCATGTTGAACTTGGTGAAGCAAGAAACAATGTTGCAAATATTGATGAAGAAAAAAGTAAACTGAAAGAAATGGCTAAGGAAGTTACTTCCGCAAATAATTTAAAAAGCGAAAAGAACGAGGAGCAACATTATTATTCTGTATGTTCTTCACTGCTAAAAGATACAGGTATTAAAACAAGAATTATAAAACAATACCTTCCTGCTATAAATAAACTAGTAAACAAATATCTAGCGGCTATGGACTTTTTTGTTCAGTTTAATCTGGACGAGAAATTTAATGAAACTATTAAGTCTCGGCATAGAGATAAATTTAGTTATGCATCTTTTAGTGAGGGTGAAAAACAACGTATTGACTTGGCGTTGTTGTTTACTTGGAGAACTATTGCGAAGATGAAAAACTCTGCCGCAACAAATCTTCTTATTCTTGATGAAGTATTTGATAGTTCGCTAGATAATAATGGCACAGACTATGTGATGACGTTGTTGAATACAATTGGTGATGATACAAACACATTTGTAATTTCACATAAGGGTGACCAGTTGTTTGACAAGTTTAGGTCTGTTGTTAAATTTGAAAAGAAACAAAACTATTCGGTGATGTCATAATGAAAGTTATGCTACTCGGTGAAAGTTATTCCACTGGATATGGCATAAAGGAAGAAGAAACATT